TGGTTATAAGGGTACTTCTCCTTATGACGCAGGTCTGTTCTACTGCCCTTACGTTCCTCTTCAGCAGGTTCGTGCGATTAATCCTAACACCTTCCAGCCCAAGATTGGCTTCAAGACTCGTTACGGAATGGTTTCTAACCCCTTCGCTCAGGGTCTTACCCAAGGTAGTGGCGCTCTTACTGCTAATACTAACAAGTATTACAGAAGGGTTCAGGTTGCTAACCTTATGTGATCTAATCACAACTAATTTTAAGAGGGTGCTTGACACCCTCTTTTTTTATGCTATAATATATTTGTAAGGAAGGGACGCTGACCTTACTGGGAGTGACTGAATAAACTTACTGGCATATAGCTGGTTAAGGTGATAAGACAGGGGTGGTGCCCGCTGCTGGGAACAGTAGAACTACAAACCAAGTAGGTCTTATGCAGAGGAGTAATTCTAAACTGTAGAAATGCCCTCCTCTTGTTGGTATACAGGAATCCAACCTCCCCCACACACCACATAAATAGTGACGAATATCGTCGCCGCCGAGGGAAGTCTGGTCAGAATCAGACACTCCCTCTTTTTTTTATGCGTATTGTATCTTCATGAACCAAACATAAGAGTTGTTTCTCTGAATAAAGTACCTATGGTTTTTGTCAGGGTATTCAGATAAATAGTGGTAGAATTAAGCGAGGTGGAAAAATGATCCCTACCCTTTCCTATATTATTGAATCCAATTATAGAGTGAGATCATGCACAACATCACGTCAAGCAATCAGTTAAACGAATGGCATCATATCGACGACTTCGATTCCGTCGAAAATCAAAAACTCAATGACTATTACGAGTGTCTGATTGAATGCGAGATCACACATGAAAATTCATGTAAGCGAATATGCAAAGAGGTGCTTATGACCTAAATAAACTACCGTGTGAAGGAAGTGTTGAGGGGCGTAAATGCCCCTCTTTTTTTATGCTAAATATTTTTATACCTGATATTTACATCATGGATTATAAACCATATTCCCCTGAGTGGCATCGTAAGAGATACCTGAAAGAAGCACTAGATAAGTATCTCGATGAGTACGTTCCGAACGAAGTCATTTGCGAGGACATCTTGAGTATTCTCTCTGAAAGATCTGAGTCAGCATATGCTGAATGGAATAAAACAGAGGAACTCTCTGAGATGATTCATTCTAAATAACACTGTATCTGGTGTAATTATATGCTGTCAACTCAGTATCGACTCCGAATGGAGTCTATTTGCAAAGCAATTGCAAAAGGTGATGATGTCAAACTGGATGACATGATATGGGCAGAGAAACTTGCTAAGTCTCATACAACTGCAAGAGAGTGGTTGAAACAAGCAAGACGTGCCGCGCAAGGAATTGAAGAAGGAAGTACAGATGATTTTCTGAATAGGATGGGTTTAGGGGACCCCGATCCATCCAACCATAGAACGGGGTTCAAAGGTGCAGATGATATTGTAGATTGGTTCAACAGAGACAAACCCGACGACTGGAGGCAACGCGACTAATGGAAGCAGTAATCTATTCCAACGGCAATCAAGAATGCGAACGTGCTAAGACGTTACTAGAAAGACTTAATTTTCAAATTCATGTGTATAAATTAAATCACCACTTTTCACAAAAAGGTTTTGTTGCTGAGTTTGGTGAAGAAGCAGAGTATCCACAGGTCAATGTTGGTTTCAGACATATTGGTGGATTGAAGGATACACTACACTACTTTAAGGAACAAGGCATGTTTGTCTGACGACTAAATAACTCTACCAACTCTTAATTATGATTACTGACGTTCACTTTGAAGATTTTATTGGTATCTTTGATACTGAATTTGATCCAACTGATTTTATTGAATACTTTGAACACTGCAAAGAAACTGGTGTAGCATTTGATCGAAGAGGATTTACCTCTAAAGATAAAAAACTTGCTGATACTAGAAGGGATGCGTGTTTACCTATTGACTATTTCATGGATGAAGGCAATGCTCCACCAGAAGTATCGTCTTACATGATTGATAAAGACTTAAACTCGACATACTTGAAACGGTATAATAGAGTTTTGAATATGTGTATGAATGAATATGCTGGTAAGTATGAACGTCTTACGATGTACAACTTACAATCTGCATATCTCAATATCCAAAGAACTCGTAGGAGTGAAGGATATCATGCATGGCACTCTGAGAATAGTTCTGCTGGTTGCACCAAAAGAGTTCTTGCTCACATGATGTATCTCAATGATATTACCGAAGGTGGAGAAACAGAATTTCTATATCTCGGTAAAAGATTTACACCAATCAAAGGAAGACTATTAATTTGGCCTGCTGGATTTACACACACTCATAGGGGCAATCCTCCTCTCAGTGGCGATAAATATGTTGCAACTGGTTGGGTAGAAAACGCTAACCTCTAAACAAATGGCAAACTGGTATAACGATCAACTCACAAATAAAAACTTTCTTTCTCCTATCGGGTTTATCTTTCTCCTCGATAAGGCACAGAAAGCATCGTTCTTGTGCCAAAGAGCAGAGATCCCCACGATGACTTTGGGTGAGGTTAATATTCCAACTAGAGGATTAGTACCAATCCCCGTTGAAGGTAACATGAGGTATGGTGATCTTACTATTACATTCATTGTAGATGAAGATCTCAAAAACTACATGGAACTGCACAACTGGATGCGTGCATTAGGTACTCCTCAAGAGTTGTCAGAAAGAGCAAGATGGAGATCAATACATAGAGACGATCCATCACAGGATCCTAGATTCTCTGATGCTACTCTTCAAGTATTAAACAATAACAATAGAGTAAACTTTGATGTTGTATTCAAAGATTTATTCCCCGTAGAATTATCAACACTTGCATTTGATGTGACAGGTGGTGATAATGAATACTTCACAGCAACATGTACTTTCAAGTATACTGTATTTGAAGTAAGGGACAAGAACACACAAAACCGCCGATGACAAACTACGCACTTGAAATTATTTTTTGGACTGTGCTTTCATTATACGTCCTTAAAAAATTCAATATTCTAAAATGACACCAGACTGGAAGAGGAGAGCACTTGCTGATCCTAGCTTGAAAGAGAAGCAAGTCCGTGTTATACTAGATGGACCGAAATGTCTAACCGACGCTTGGTTCCTTCAAGCAATGAAATTCAAGTATTCTCGTGATGAATCTAGAACAACTACAGGAGATGTGGAAGAAAGATAGTAAGATCGAAGGTGATCTATACTGTGAAGAATCCACTAAAATTCCACAACTTCATATGAGATATATGGAGTTTTTTAATACCTTCTCACTGATGAAGAAAGAACGTGAGTTGGAAATGCGTCGAATGACAAAAGAGAAATGGTTATACTACAAAGGTAAGGCACCTGCTCTGAAGTATAAAGAGATGCCTTTTGATCTCAAACTTACAACTAAAGAAGAGATCTCTATGTTCATTGATGCTGATGAAGAGGTAATTAAACTACAATACAAGATTGACTACATAGAGACAGTTCTAAATTTTCTTGAGGGTGTCTTGCGGATGATCAACAACCGCAACTTCCAAATTAAGAATGCAATTGAATGGGAAAAATTTAAGAATGGATTCTAATGAACTACGGTCTTTACTTCAAAGAAGTTGTCTTTAACAGAGCGGCAATGCAAATTGTCAATAGAGTAGTTTCTGAAAATCATAACTGGTCTAGAGGACAAGTCCACAACGGTATACAATCAAATAGAAGTTCAGAAATAGCATGGGTGGGAGATAAAGAACTCCTATCCATGCTTTTGCGTATGGTGAAAAGAATAAACAAAGACGCTAGATGGAATCTGAACATTACAGGTATGGAAGCAGTTCAGTTTGGTAAGTATGGCGTCGGAGATTTTTATGATTGGCATGTTGATCAGCATCCACATCCAGTCAAAGGTTTGGTAAGAAAAATAAGCATGACTCTTTTCCTAAATGACGACTACGAAGGAGGGGAGTTTGATTTGGAGATATATAGACCAGAGACAGATCCAAGATATAAGACTTTTAAGTTGAAATCTGGGTCTGCTATTTTTTTCCAAGGGGATCAATGGCATAGGGTTCGCCCTATCACCTCTGGACAACGTGAATCTTTTGTAGCATGGTTTTATGGACCTCCTTATTCGTAAGAAGAATGAAGTATATCTCAAAGTTGAGGCGGAGTCTCACTTACATTATGAACTAGCAGATTTCTTTACCTTTGAAATTGAATCTGCAAAGTACATGCAGAAGACAAGAAGATATAGAGGATGGGACGGTAAGATACGTTTATATTCGCCAGCTACAGGAGAGATCTATGTCGGGTTGATAGACTATCTCCTAGATTGGGCAGAGAAAAAAGGATATCGATATACAGTAGAAGATGACAAATATTTTGGGCATCCGTTAGCGGACAATCCCATGATTACTCCCAAGTCGGTTGTAGGGTTCGTAAAATCACTGAACCTACCCCCGAGTCTGAAGGTACGGGACTATCAATATAAAGCGATTTACGAAGCACTGAAACATAATAGAAGGTTGCTGCTGTCGCCCACAGCATCAGGCAAATCGTTAATGATTTATGCATTGGTGAGATTTCATACTAATGTTAACAGGAACGTTCTAATCGTAGTACCTACTACTTCTCTCGTCGAGCAGATGTATAAGGACTTTGAAGAATACGGATGGATGGCGACCAAAGACTGCCACAAAATATATGCGGGGCAAGAAAAATATACGGATCATAGCGTGGTAATTACCACTTGGCAATCTATCTACAAGGAACCTAGAAAGTGGTTCGATAGGTTCGATGTAGTGATTGGGGATGAGGCGCACCAGTTCAAAGCTAAGTCTTTGACTACGCTGAT